AGAGCAATGAAGCACTGGAATGGACTAAGGCACTGGCTCCAACAGTAGGTGGATTAATAACTGGCGTAGGGATCGCGGCTATCAATGCAGAAACACAAAGGAACGCATCGGATAACAACAGGGACATCCTCTTGGGTGACCAAGTTGCGGATAGGGGTATTGTCGAAGCAGTTGCAGGATTGGGTAGCGTTGCGGCGGCTCAAACTGGAATTGAAGTTAGTGGTGATTACTATGATATGGAAGATTCGTCTTCTGTTGATAACAGCACAGCTACGTCAACAAGCCAAGATACTACGACTACAACTACGTTCTCTCTTGCAACGACAATAGAGTATCAGGGTGAAGACATGACTCTCAAAGAGCTAATCACTGAACTGAATAATGTCGGTGCCGCCTACTCTATTGATTTAAATGGGGATGGCACAGCAGATGTATCAGGTGGCTCAGATGCCACTAGCACAGCCAGAGTAGAAGTTAATTGTGCGGCCACCTTTGGCCCAACACCTCCGCAGTGCAAATAGAGGAGTAGGTAATGTCCGGCATTTCAGATGAGTTGCGCAGGCTAATAGGCGCTCGACAGACTTCTCACGATTGGTACACCGGGGGCATGGATCACTATAATGGCCCTGTTGACAACGGCCATGAGTGGAAAAAGGCGGCAAGCCAATGGGTAACCGAAAGAAACGGTGGCCCCACCGTCAGCCCTTGGATTAATACTTTCGATCATGCAAATGAGTTGGCCTACAACCGTATGCGTCAGGATAACTACAACGCTTTCTTAGGACGTGAAGGCGGCTGGGTCGGAGATGAGAACTTTCCACTAACCGGCAATAGTGAAGGCTATACAGATGACAGCATTGCCGCGTGGTTTAAGAACGCCTTTGCTGGCGAGGATATGGTTCAGCACAGACGCAATGCCATTAAGTCACTTCAGCACTGGAACAACACAGACAGTTTTGACGCAAGCGTAAACTCTAATTACGAACCTTATCGGTATGAAGGGCAGGGTGGCAAGGGAGTCAATAGAGCCACTACAGCAATGACTGAAGAGTTGTTCAATCAGATGGGGCTTGCAGATAAGTACGGTCTTGCATATCAGGCAGGAGCAGGAGGCCCAAGCGACCCTGTTCACTCTACCCCTCTTCCCGACGATGGGATGATGTCTACTTCATGGCTAGACCTTATGAAGGATGGGGTCAGCGCCTTTAATGAAAAATGGAACGCTAATAGAAGGAACGGCAATGTAGCTGGTGGGATGCTAGCTGGGATGACCGGGGGGCCGCGACCAAACACCATGTCACCCGGAGAGCCGCCTAAAGAATTTTCAGGACTGCCTAACCAAGGAATGATGAAACAAGACGGCCCTAACAGGGACTTGGTGTATGCCAAGCTGATGGAGAAGCTAGGTGGGTAGTCCTTTAGACAATCAGCTACTGCGTGACAATCAGCTTGCGGCCAATCAGTTTACTGGTGAGACATATCAGGATGTATTGGATTGGTACGACAGCAAGCCAATTGGCAATAGGCCAGTTCCTGATGACTTCAGAACCTATCAGATAGAAAGGGCGCTAGAGGGCTTTGAGCAGGACGCCAATGGTCATTATTACAATGGCGACAATGAGCGGGTGTATGTATTTAGAGATCCTGCTGAGCTAGGCGATGACTCTAATGGCTATGTTGGCGAAGACATAGTTATGCGTACAGAGCAGGAAATTAGAGATATTTGGAATGCCGACCAAGGCATGGGTTACTTTCAAAAAGCCAACCCCCAGCTATCTGTTGATGATTATATAAATTTTGTAGGCGCTCTTGATGAGATGTATGCCTCTGGCCAGCTTGAGCTAAACAAGCACGATGATCTTTATTATGCTGGACACAAAGGCCGTGGGCCTAACGCTGACGCTATTAACTCTATCCTGCAAACAGAGAAAGAGAGGGTGGCCCAACACGAAAGCGAAGTATTTAGCACTCTCATGGGTGCGTATGGAATTCAAGACAGCTTTGTCAACGATGATGGCGATGTGTTTAAGTTTAACGGCTCTAACTATACCAAGACCCACAAGGTAGATGATCACCTTGGTGTAGGTGATTACGTCAAGATGGGCGCTGGTGTACTGATGTCTGTTTATGCAGGCCCTATGATTGCAGGTTCGTTAGGTAGTTTTATGGGGCCAGCTATGGCAAAGGCGGCGTCTTCTGCAATTATATCGCAGGCCACTGCCTTAATGAATGGGCAGGGCTTGAGCATAGGTGACGCGCTACAGAGTGCGGCCCTGTCTTACGGTGGTTCTAAGCTGGGAGACATGTTTGCCAGTGGCGGCGAGCTATCTGGAACTGTCAGCGAGATCACCGACAAGGTGACATCCACCACCGACAAGCTCAATGAGTTTCTGTCTACCGGCAATAGCATTGCAGACGCGGCTATTAAGGCTGGCGGTATGTCAATGCTGACCTCTCTCGTAATGACCGGAGAGGTAGACCTAGAGTCTGCCGGTTTAGCCGCTTTGATGGCCGGCGGCGCAGAGGGATTAGGTAAGCTAAATTCTGGCCTGCTTAACCAAGGTGCTGAGGGCATAGAGCTAGAAGAGGTTGTCGTCACCGCCCAGAAGAAGGGCGTCGAAGTAGCAGACGGATTAACAAAGCTAGAGAACGGTTTAGTCATAAACAGTGCCGGTGAGATCATGGGGACAATGGACGATCTCGACCTCGATGGCGATGGCATGCTCAACGCTAACGACCTACAGAACATCACTACCAACAATGAATATGTGCCGACTAGCATTGGCCCTAATAATTCAGATGGAACCGGGAATACTCAAAACTTTCAGTTTAATGACAAGGGCGAGCTAATCGCTTCAGGCGAAAACTTTAAGACTACAGGGCGTTATTACGTCAATGAACACGGCACGGTCTTTGATGCAGGACAGGTTACCTATGTTGACGGAGGCGACCCAACCGGACAGGGTCGACTGCTGTACAGGGATCAGAACGGAAACGAGTTCTGGATGGAAGAGGTGCAGTATCTGCCTGACGGCACCTTTGCAACAACTGATGAGGGCAGGCGGGTTATTGTTTCTTCTGTTTACGATTCAAACACAAATACAATACATGACGCCTCCTCTGCGGGAGTAGAGCAGAACCAAATAATAGATGGCAATAAAGGCTCAGAGCTTACCTACGGAAAGAATCCTAACTGGCAAAATCATGAAAATTACAGAGGGACAATATACGGAGGGCATGGCTCCTACGGCACAGAGGGAGAGCTAGATGTTTTTTATGACCCTCAAACTAACACTTACTACACGATTACGGATCAAGGAGATAAAACTCCAGTGTCCATGACTAAGCTACCACCAGAAGTTAAAGAAGAAATTGAAAAGCCAGAGACAAACAAACAGAACAATTCTGATAACTCCTCATCTCTCAATGGTAATGAGGGACTGACCGGGGATTCGGGAAGCACTCCGTCTACCCCGTCTTCTAGCGACTACACTCCGCAGGAGATAACTAATACAGCGCAATCATCCGGATTAACTACGGCGGCGGTTATTGCCGCCCTTAACGCTGGCGCAACTCCTGAGCAGATTATTGAGGAGGAATTTAATAAGAAGGCATCCAATGAGAAGGTCACAGACAAGGGAGAGGTTGATCCTTCAGACGGCACAGGAACGCCTACACAGCCAGCCATGAACGACCAGATAGAGGCGCTGATAGAAAGGGGCATGACCTACGAACAAGCAGTAGCCAACCAGAATGCGGCTATCAAGGCGGGTGCCGATGCTAATAACGACGGCATGGTGACTAATGCTGAGTGGTCTGCTCACACGACAGGCGATGCCGACTCCAAGGACACCGTTACTAATGGCTCTAACTCCACTACTGGGAAAGACGTTGCCGATAACACTGTCGTTGCAGACGGGGGCGATAATGTCACTAACGGAACCAGTGAGGATGGGACAGGCGACGAGGTAGTCGCTGGAGACAAGACCGGATCGGACGCTGTGGACGACGGAACTGGGGCTGTAGATGACGTAACGACAACAGGTCCCGGAGTTACTGGCACCGACAACGGCCCCGGAGATGGCCCAGTAGAAGGTCCCGGTGGTAATGGTCCCGGAGGAAATGGCCCCGGTGGAAATGGAATGATGGGGATGGCAGGTTCTGGAGGTGGAGTGCCTTTTGAGAAGTTTAGCCAGCTAGATCCTTATGTGTGGCAGAGGTTTCAAAAGAGAAGGAATCCGTTAATTAATACTGCGCCTACTCCGACACAGAATCGACGGAGCCTACTAAGTGGTCTATGGAATGAGGCAATGAAATGAGCTACACCTATTTAGATATTACAAATGACGTGCTGGTTCGACTCAGAGAGCCTAGAACTAACACCGTTAGGACAACCCAGAACGTAGTAGAGAACATGGTTGAGGCGTTAGTTAATGATGCTTACAAGTATGTATGGGCGGCTCATCAATGGACTGCTACACAGCGTGAGTGGAAGATAGAGACATGGCCCGGTACTGATACCTATGAGCTTAGTGACACTGAGCATGGTGCGCGTATCAGCGGTGTGCTTGACAGGTTTGGCAGGTGGCTAGATCAGGTAAGCATGGAGGCTACTGCCCAATACAATATTCGATCAAGGAGGAGTGGGCCTGCACAGGCTTTTGCCATTGTAGCCACTGAGAAATCCCCCTCTATATCAGTCAAGTTTATGCCCGCTAATGAGCAGGATAATGAGATCTATACGGTAGTCGGCCACTTTGGTGTGACCCCCCTTGAGCGTGATGATGACCCAGTGTTACTGCCATATAACGCAGTGATGTATTACGCCTATGCCTTAGCCGCTAGGGAGAGGGGAGAGGTTGGAGGCCAAACGGTACAAGAGCTATTCACTATGGCTCAGCAGTATATCTCTGATGCGATTGCTTTAGAGGCTAACTTTAATAGCTTTGAGCAGTCTTGGGAGGCTGTGTAAATGGCTCAAAAAGTTAATCAGGTAGTGCTGAGAAGCCCCGGATTCCAAGGGCTAAACACTGAGCTATCTCCTATTAACGGTGACCCTGAGTTTGCTTTGACGGCAGACAACGTAGTGATCGATCAGATAGGAAGGCTGTGTGCTAGAGAGGCATTTGCTACTTACCGCACTCTTGAGAACAAGCCGAACATTGAGCTTACCAAGATAGGTGGCGCTATCTCTGGCCTTACTGACTTAGGCGGTCAGCACCAAGAGACTCCTGTATGTGTTTATAGGTACGGCAACTTAGAGCCAAAGTCTTTTGCTGTTGAGCTTCAAACAGGGCTGACAGTCTCTAGGTCTATTCGCAATGTAGAGGAGATAGAGTCTACTGCTGATTACGGTGTTGCTCTCTTGGACGGAGACAGTCTTGAAGACACCACCCTACCCTCTGGCGTTAATCACAATTTAGTGAGCGCCGAGTTTGCCATGTTTAAAGATGACACCTTCTTGTTTGCTAAAGACACTGCCTTCATGCGGCTTAATGGCAAGGCGTGGGAGACCGTAGGTGGGCAGGCTATTAACGGTGTTGAGTCTTCGGGTAACCCAGCACAGGATATTGATGGTGACATTGCTATCTCTGCCTATGGTCGGCTGTGGGTAACAGGAGTTAATGGTGACTACCAGAAGATCTACTACTCTAGCCTGCTGAATGAGAACTCATGGTATGACCCAAGGATTCCTCCAGAGTACGACACTAACGGGGACATAACTAATGGCCCGTTTGACCCTCCCTTTAATCCACAGAATGATGGCGGGATCATTGATGTCAGGGAGTATTGGCCTGTTGGCGCTGACGCCATAGTAAACATCCATGCTCACAACGGATTCTTGATGGTCTTTGGCCGCAACTCAATATTGATTTATGCCAACGCTAGCTCAGACCCTGCGGGAGAGAATGGCATACGACTACAGGACGCTATCTCTAATGTCGGATTGGTACGCCGTGATGCTATATGTAATATCGGTACTGATGTTCTCTTTGTTGATGATACTGGTGTGCGCTCTGTTGGCCGAGTAGTGCAGGAGAAATCTAGCCCGGTTGCTGAAGCCTCATTGAATATCAGGAAGACAATACAGAGGTGTATCCAGCAGGAGGTCGCGGCTGACAGTGGCAGGTCTGCAATCAAGATGGAGTACATGCCATCAAAGTCACTAGCCGTAGTGCTGTTCAGAAACCTTGAGCTTGCCTTCACCCTACAGACTAACGCCCCCTCTAAGACAGGCGGGATGAAGGTGACCAGATGGGTGGACTGTTGCTGGAATGATAGCTTTGAGGCTAAGCAGGGTGATAAGGATGTTGTGTTCCTTGCTGGCAAGCCCAACAGGGGGCTGATGAAGTATGACGGCTACCTGCAAGATGAGACATACAACATGAGCTACATGGGTATGGCTATTGGTAGCTCTCCGTTCCTTCAAGTTATTCCTAAGTCTGTTATCTACACCATATACGCCAATGGATTGCCCGGAGATGCCACTGCTAACTGGGGGTTTGGTGATAGGGCGGTAGGGGCGTATGACTTTAGGATTAACTCTGACAGCCCCGGCTCTTCGTATGCTATAGACGAATACGATATGGGTCAGTATGGATTAGGGCAGTCTTACTACTACAACTACAGGGTTCATACGACAGGCTCAGGTGAGCTTTTCCGTGTGGGGTTAGATATAGAAATCAAGGGCGACTACTACGCTCTTCAGGAAATTAGCATCAACTCAGCTATCGGGAGAATATCAGCATGAGTACTTTTGGTGACGGCGGTATGTTTGGAAACATAGGTGATTGGTGGGATGACTACGGCAACAGCGCAATGAATGCCGCTGGTACTGCCGCTTCCATATATGGCGCTCTTGATAATGCTAAAGAGACTAGGGCCATAGGTCAGGCTACTCAGGACTACATGACCAACATGGGCAAAGACCTGAAGAATCAGGCCGCCTTTAAGGGCTATGGTGTTAGCACCGGCCTTGGCAATAGCACTGTCTCTGCTGATGGATCTGTAGATCTTGGTGTTGGCCCAGAGCAATACTTGCAGGACATGGCTAGGCAACAAATGGGTGGTGCTTCTGGCTATCTGAATCAGGCTGGGAATGTAGGTCACGGTCAGTCAATGACAGACTTTAACAGGATGGCACAACAGCAGTTAGGCATGGGCAATGGAATCAATCCTAACCAAGGCTGGTCTAATGACTATGCACAGAACGCCGCCTATAGATCTATGGCCGACCCCTCTGCTCGCCAAGGTCAGCTTTATAGTCAGATGATGAATGCTCAGCGACCAGAGCTAGATAGAATGTCTGCTCAACAGAACGCACAGGAGTACGCCATGGGGCGTGGTGGCGTTACTGGCAGTCAGTTTGGTGGCACAGCAGAAGATGCGTCTATGGCTAGGGCAAGGGCGCAGGCGTCCAATCAGGCCACGCTTAACGCATTTCAGCAGGCTGACAATGAGCGCAAGATGTACGGTGATATGTCTGCACAGTATGGTCAGCTTGGTAATCAGAACTTTGCCAACATGACTAACCAGCAGGGTCAGTTGTTGCAGAATGCGGCACAGCTAGGTCAGCTAGGTAACACCGCTTACAGCAACGCTACTCAGCACGGCAGTATGCTTGGTGGGCTTGGTCAAACACTGGGTCAGCTTGGTGCTAATAACTATGAGCAGAGCTACATGCCTATGGATATGCAGTTGAAGGCACTGGGTGAGGGCTATAAGAACGCTGACATGAGCCAAACTGCTCTACTACAGGGTCTGGATTATCAGTCTCAGCTTGCACTTGGTGGCATGAACGCCAACATGAATGCACAGCACAGTGCTAATGAGCTAACAGGTAGTCTATATAACTCTATGCTGGGTAATCTGGGTGGTACTTCAGGCTCTGATGGCTCCTCGGGTAGCGGACTGCTAGGCGCTATTGGCGGCGGCATTGATGCAATCACTGGTTTATTTGGAGGATAAGTAATGGGTAGACCACGACGAGGAGGGATGGGCTTAACGCCTCTACTGCTTTCTATTGGGGAGACTGCTGGTAAGACAGGTGCTGGCTATCAATATGTAGATACTTTCAAGCGGCAAATGGCACCTGAGCTAGACCGAGAGGACTCTACTAGCCTGATGAATTATTCTCAGTGGGCTAGGCGAAATGGCTACGATGAAGAAGCCAATCGCTATGAGAACCTTGGCTTGGAGCGATCAAAGATAGAGGGGAAGCAGTCCTATAAGAAAGGAATGCAGGGCATGTCTCAGGCGCTGGACAATATTAACAATGCCCGGTCGCAGATAGGAGAATCTAAAGACCCTAATGATTTGCTTAGGCTTGATGCGCTTAATCAGGCTCACTCCTCTACGGTAGAGAGAATGAATGCCTTGGGAATAGAGAGCGAATACGGCACTGGTCGAGAGGGCGCAGAAGCAGTAGCAAGATCTGCGGCGGCTCAAGTGGCGGCTGAAGAACACGCCATGAAGATAGGCAAGTGGAAGATTGAAGAGGCAGAGGCTGATGCCAAGCAGATGGATAGAGCGGCACAGGGGGCAGAGATTCCTGCTAAGTTATTGCCACCGCATCTGAGGGAGACCTATAGGAATGCTAGAGCTACTGCTCAGAATGGCACTGCTGATCTGATAAGAATTAACAAGCAATATGAGGGGCTGGTTAAAGATTGGAAAGAGCAGAAAGAGCAGAAGGCGGTAGCAAGTGCGGCATTTGCTGTTGAGGCTACTGTTAGCTCACTAATCTCTGACGGTCAAAAGGGCCGGTTTGAAGATGACCTGCCTATCAATGACTACCTTACAGACGACAGCAATGAAGTGGTGGTAGCTCAGGCCAAGGAGCTTACTAAAACTCTTTTAGCTAATGACATATCGTTTATCAATGAGGAGGACAGAGAGGCGCAGAAGGCTCAGGCGCGGCAGGTCTTCAAGGAAACTCTAAGAGATTTAGATAGTAAGTTTTATCGGGCGATTGGCGATGAGCAGGCGGCGCGTGATAAAGAAGCTAGTGATAATGCAAGGAAGCAAACCACTGCTAAAAGACATTACAAGAAGGGGTTTGCTCCGGGCGATCCGATATACACAGAAGAGCTTGCAAGCGTTAGAAAAGCACTAGAGGAGGCGGGTCGTGAATGGACGGCAGAGCGTCGTGCTAAGTTTGATGCGGCTTGGGATAAGCGTCATCGTAACTTTGGGGACACCAACCCCAACCCGGTACTGACCGGCATGTTCTTTTAGCGTTTGCCTGTGATTAGCACAATACAACTAGCGGAGTTTATTTAGTATGGCTGGAACGGGAAAGATCACCACTGCGGCTATTAAGTTTCTATCAAGAGAGGCCGACATATCTGAGGCAAGGGCTAGGCAGGTATTAGATGGTGATGTTGATCTACCGACTGCGCTCCATGAGCATGATGAGCAACTGCTAAAACTTGGCGAGCATCCTACAGATGAGATCATGTCTGATGCCGGGGTCATTGCTAAGACTCAGGCTAATGAAACCCAATTGTTTCAGTGGAAGCAAGAGCTACCTGATGAGCAGAAGAGAGCAGTCACTGACGCAGAGATAGCGTACAAGAAAGGCGACCCAGCTCCACTAGCTAAGCTATATAAAACACTAGGCGCTACGGCTCTAGTATCTGGCAGTGCCTTAGCTTCTGAGGATACCGAAGCCGCACCCGCTCTTCTTTTGAAGAAGGGCATTGACGCTAGTGGCGCAGGGAAGATTATCAGAAACAAGATAAACCGTGAGGGCGGTGGTGACGGCAAGGCTGTTGAGCGATTCGTTCATGAGCAGAGCAATTATGACAACGGATTTACTGATGCGGCTCGCAAATGGGACGGCGGTAACAACGGTGAGAACTACGTTTACGGCATCAAGAAGATGGCGCATGAGTTAATACAAGGCACTGATGATCCTGCTGTCCGCAAGGCAGTGATGGGGTGGCTTCAGCCTAGATTGCAGAGAGCGGCGGCGGCTACTGCTGGTGTTGGCGCAACTGGTGCGGCAATGGCGGGAGAGTCTGACGCCCCTCCTTCTATTGAGCTTTCTAATGTTGCCATGACAGCTAGTGGAGCAGTGTCTAGCATCTCCCCTGACGATCAGTTTGAGAAATCAAACGCCCCCTCTGATAGAGAAAGAACTGATGAAGAGATTATTGCAGATGTTCTTAACGCAAGACCGGAGCCAGAGGCATGGGATAACCCTACTCAGTTTGCGCTAAAGGAAGGGATGCGGACTATCGCTGGCGGCTTATCTCTCGGCCACGCTGATGAGATAGAGGGCGGCATTAGGTCTTTGATGAAGGGGACAGAGTACGAGGCAGAGGTAGAGGATTTACGCGAGAGACAGAGAGAGTTTCAGGCTGGCAATAAGAATGCGGCATTTGCATTAGACATCATCCCTGCGTTAGCTACCGGCGGCGCAGTCCTCAAGGCTGGTCAGAAGGCAGGCTTTGGTCTTGGTAGGACAGGTGCCGCTGAAGGTGCCTTTGGTGGAGAGGGATATAGCGAGGGCGAGGACAAGATATTCGGAGCCGTTCTTGGTGCTGGCGTTGGTGCGGCGGCGGGCAAGAGCATCGGGGCTATTACTGATTGGGCGTCTACTAAATCCATTAGGCCAAATGGTATCTCTAAAGAGGGCGGCAAGACTGACTTTGATGAGAACTTAGATGAGGGAATACTGACTCAAACTATTGAGCCGGGTTCTAGCATCATGTATCGGGTGCAGGGTAGTGATGGGGGGCTGGCAGAAGCCAAGGTTCTTGAGGTAGTCAAAGAGCCTAAGTACGACAAGGCAAGCGGCAAGAAAATATCTGATGGCTTAGTAAGGATACAGGCTGGTAGCAGTAGGGTAGAGGTTCCAACATCTAAGATAGAAACAGTAGATGTTAGAGGTGTAGAGGATCAGTACGAGCGTCTTCGCAAGTATGACAACGCGAGGAATCAAGATCAGACTAGCCGTCGCAAGGTTCAAGAAGAAGTAATAGATAAGGAGACCGGCGAGGTCACCATGCAGGAGCGCAATGCTACCTTGCGTGACGCCACCAATGTTGGTGAGGCATGGGACGCCATCAAGCTAGGGGCCAAGGATCTTTATTATGAGAACTTCTCTCCTGCTGACGATCACCTGTGGCGTAAGGTATCTAAAGAGGTAGGTGCTAGGTTTAAGCGAGCTAACATCAGGGCAGAGCGCGCATCCGTAGCGGCCTTTACTCAAGTATACGAACCGTTAAAGCCTGTTGCCCAGCTAGCTGATGATAGCTCTTACTTCAAGGCCATGCTCCTTGACTTTACGAACAGGGAGAAACTGCTTAGGGACAAGGCTCAGCACAAGCTAAAGGTAGATGACCCCCCTACGGCTGATGACGTAAGGATGTATATCAGAAGGGAGTTAGATGACGATGCTGTTGCGGCTTGGGATGACTACCTAAAGTACAACAAAGGCAAGAAGGCAGAGCATGGGAAAAACCTTTCTGGCAACCGAGACTATGAGAGCGAGCATCACATTCACACTCAGCTAAAGCCCAAGAAGAAGCCAAAGGAAGACAGGAACGCGGCCCTTGATGAGCTAGAAGACAGGACTGATGGCGCAATGGAGTCTCGTACCAGAGGATCTGCGCTTGATTATCAGAGGAAAAGACAGGCGCTGATTGATGAAGGTGACATGCAGGGCGCTAGAAATCTAGACGGCACCAATGCTGACGACTACATGAATCCCTTTTTCACTGACTTCAGAAGGACGACCAACCTAGACAAGCTCAATGAGTTAGCTCGCATGTTCTCTTTAAAGATACCAGAGGGCGGGGTTAATCCTGCCGAGGTATTCAATCGAATTGAGGCAGAGCTAATTGAGCGTGGCATCCCTAAAGCAGAGGCGGCTCTTGCCGCAAAGGTTATGCGGGATGACTTTATTGGCGGCACTGTTACACCTAACAACTGGATACAGGCGCTCAACTCTGTTGGCTATGCAGGCTCATTAGCCGGGCCTAAGTCTGCCCTGCTTAACTTGCACGATATTGGTCAGGGCGCTGTGCTTTACCCCGGACAATTAACTAAGTCTGTACTAAAGAAGGGTGGCCCCAAGGTAGGAGCGGAGCTAAACCAAAACTTAGGTGAGTTTAGAAATGCAATGATCGGGCAGATCAATGACGGCGCGCTCTCCCCCTCTGCTATTGCTAGGGATGTTACAAGAGAAGGGACTGACTACTTAATGAAAGCGTCAGGCTTTGCTTGGCTCGACAAGGTAGGGAAGGACGCTATTACCAGAATGATAATTGGTGATGCGGTAGACAACGTAGATAACCTAGCCAAGCGATGGGGATTTTATTTCTCTAAGCGCGAGCTAGATTTAATTGAAACCCAGATTAGAAAGCATGGCACTGACGTACAGAGCATGACCGGCAAAGGCGCTGACTTAATGGAGGAGCTATTTTTCTCTGGCCTTGCACAACAGCAGTTGATTAGCTCATCAGGTAGATCATCTGGCTGGGCGCGCAACCCTAACATGCGATTTATGTGGGCGCTCCGTGGCTTTGCTATGAAGCAACAATCACTAGCCCTCAAGAATGTTGTAGAAAAAATAGAAGAGGGTAAGACTAAGGAAGCTCTCGACTATATGAAGCGGTATGTTGTGTTTGCCGCAGGCGGCTTCGGTTTAATTAACGAGTCTAGGCAGTGGCTCATGGGTGACGGTGAAGCTACAGCTAATGGGTTCATCATGGGCATGGGGGATCAGATAGTCTCCACTATTAGCCTTAACACTATTGGCTTAAATGATTACCAGTGGGGCCGCATGATGCGTAATGGGGTAATCCTTACGTTCCTAGAGTCTCTTATACCTATCGGCATAGACATACCTAAAGACATGGTGATGGATGTGGCTGACGCGGTAGACGGTAGCATTAGTGGGAAGGAGGGGCTGACAGCAGGCCAGCGAATTGCGTATCCAGTAGCTCAGATGCCTATAATCAAACAGCCTGCTCGGTTGTTCAGTAACCTTGAGGACAACATTGGCCTGCCTAATCCTATGAGACAGTTTACTGACAAGTACATTGAGACTGAGGTGCCTAAGTAATGCCGCTCTATTTCTTCGAGGGTCGTAACACTGGTGTCTATGCTGACTCAGCTAAGGCGGCGCGAGCTAAGTGTAAGCGTGGCTGTGGCAAGGTCGTTAAGGTGTTACAGAAATCCCCGCCTGCTGGTGGTGGATGGGATCGAACTAGGAAAGATGGAAAGTCCCCTGCCAAATCCAGCTATGGAAAAGGCAGAGGCAAGGGGCCACCTAGGAAATAGATTTAATCCTAAAGCCCTTAGCGTGTAGCTTGATTAGCTTCTCAAGGTTGCTGTCAGTGTGTCCGTTCTTGTAGGCGATGCTGACCACCATCATTGGTTCACCTTCTTCGTTGTAGAAGTGCCAAGCCTTCTGAGTTTCATCAGGATCGTAGTCAAGCTCGTTCAAGTTATCCATTAACTAAATACCAAAAGAGAATCTAAATCTCTTAGCTCTTTGTATTGCATCTTTCCCGCATCAACATGCTCGGTAAACATACCCTCCGTATCTCCTTTCTTTACTCTTCTGCATTTAGACCAGAACTCTCCTTTGCCACACCAGCCCATTAGAGTGGGGGTGTCTTTTGTTACGTTGCAGAACACATAGAT